CGTCTCGGAGCAGGTTATTTCCGTATTGGGTTGGTGGGGTTATCGAGAGCAGTACTCACAGCGGGGCTGGTCGTCCGTTGGAACATTGGGCGCGAACATATCAGACACAACCACACTCGCCTTTACCATGACCGCCGGGCATACCGTCGCCGCTGGCGACATACTCAAAATCGACAATGAGATTTTCAACATCAACACCGTATCAGCGAATACCGTCACGCCTTTTCTGCGCGGGGATAACGGCTCAACCGCCGCAACGCACACAAGCACGACGGCGGTATATCGCTGGAATCCGCAGGAAGAGGTCGCCGGGGCGGATTTGGAGATTGCTAATAACGCTCATCTACGGCGTTTTGGTAAGGCTACTGGCGAGAGTGCCACGATTACAGCGGCGGGCGTTGTCTTGACGCCGCGCGATATTCCGGCGGTAGCTGCGGATGTTATCAAGTCATTCATGAGGCTGGTGTGACAGTCTCCCTCTCTTTTGTCACCGTAGCGGACAGCATCGCTGACCTGGATATTACAGGCGTGACGATAAAAAGCATTGACGGCATCCCGCAATCAGGGCAGCTCGTTCTACCGATTTTGTTCCCCCAGCCCAGCGGCTTTATTGACGGTATCACGGTTGAAAATCAATCGTTTGGACCCAACACATCCGCCGCGATCAACTTCTCATACACCCTGCATTATGTTTTTCTGTTCAGCGAAATGGGCGGCGGGGTAGGTCAACTCGATACCTACCAACCGCTTAATGAAAAGCTGGAGTTGATATGGGAAAGCATTATTGAAAGCGACACCGTCACCGGATTGGTTGATATGAAACTGAACGGCGTGGAAGGCTTGGGACAAGTGGAAGGACCAGACGGCGTTCAATACTGGGGCGCGTTGTTTAGCTTACGTTGCCTGGAATTTGCCCAATGAAAAAGATAGACAACACAAAAGTTCAGCAGATGTGGCAGAAGATCGGCGCGCTGGCTGACGGGCAAATACTGAAGCCAGAGAACGCGGAACCACAGATACCTGAACCACCCAAAGAAATCAGCGCAAAGAAACCGCGCAAGGGTAAAGTCAAAAAATGACTCGTACACATTTAAAACATTTTCGCACATACGTAAATGGCTACGACCTATCGGGGTATTCCAGGTCTATCGGCTCGTTAGATTGGACATTTGGCGCAGAGCCGGACGCCGCGCTTACGGACTCTGTAAAAAATATCCTGATTGGTCAGGGCGACATTATGGCGGGTCCGCTTAGTGCGTTTCTTGATAACGATACCGCCGGGTTGTTTTCCTTGCAGGCTCAAACAGAACGCAACTACATGGTGGTGATGGGGGCTAACGCCGAACCAGCTGCGGGCGATCCTGTATTTGCCTGGAAGTTTCAGGACACAGGTTACATGGCGGAGCAAGGAACAGGTTTTGTTGCAGCGACACTTCCATTTGGCGGAGCGAGTTCGCAGGGCGTGGTGACGTATAAGAAGCCGTGGGGGTTCCTGCTCCATGCTAAGGCGGCACGCACCGCTGTAAATTCGAGTACAGGTCTGGATGATAGCGGCGCGTCAAGCACGCTTGGTGGAGTGTTTGCGTATCACATTTTTTCGAGTAATGGGACTGTAACCGTAAAGTGTCAACACGCTTCGACAAACTCAGACGGTTCTTTTGCAGATTTGACCTTGGCAACCAGTGGAAGCGTCAACGCATCCAGCACGCCGCAAAGCGGGCTAGTGGCGTTGTCAACATCGCTCACTATAAACAGATACACAAGATGGCAGATTTCTTTTGGGACAGCCACCACAGTTAGTTTCTGCGCAGCATTAATCAGGAACACTATCGCATGATGTCTTTGAAATATTCAAGCCAGTATTCGCGATTGGAGTTTGTTCTGCAATGACAACTGCGACACAAGGTAATGCAATTTTCGGGAACAGTATCGTTTTTCACATAGTTGATGTGATGAACGTTATCTCCGTATTGCTTGCACACAGCGCAAGTGTAGTTGTCGCGTTCTCGAATCATGCGCTTGAATTCGGGATTCCATTCCTTTGGGTAAAACTTTCGTCCGCGCTCTCCCCCCTTCCATTGTGCCGACTTTTCTCTTACAGCATATTTAATATAACAGGCAAAAGAACAATACTCTCGACTATATCTTTTTGCGTGGGACTTCTTTCTTTCAAACGTTTTTTGGCAATTAATACAAGTCCCTGTCTCGCGCCTGCGTCTGTATTGATCGTGGCAACCCCAAGAGCAGAATTTGTAAGTCCCACCAACAAGACCTCTTTGACGAGATGTGTTTTTACCACACACAACACAATCAAAGGTTATATGGCTTTCGTGTTTTCTACACTCTTTGGAACAAAAACGAGTAGTGTCTTTTCTGAGATTTCGGGCAAGAAAGTGCCCTCCGCAGTGTTCACAAATCTTATCAATCATCTCGACACCTTAAAAGGTGCATCCCGTTACGCAAGTCAGTATTGTTGTTCAGGCAATACAGGTGCAACGGGATGCGTATGAAACAAAAAATCTGACGAACTGTATTTGCCTGAACAATAGGATTATATCATAGATAGGAGAAAACAAATAACATGACAGCACAAACGGGTTAATCTCTAGCCCCTTTCAAGAGAAATCTTGATCGAACATTCCGTAAACTCAGTTAAAGGCTGAAATGCAGAGACTGAGCCAAGCCCTGTAAAGGGAAGGTGCAACGACTAGAAACGGAATACCCGAAAGGGTAAAGGTATAGTCTGGACTGCAAACAATAAAGAATTTGCAGAGCGCAACAGAAATGATTGCGCCCGCCATTGGCGAGTAACAAATATCGAGAACGCACTTTAAATGGTTGACTGTAAAAGTCAACAACGCATCCAACGCACTCACTGACATATCATCGTATGTCAACACCGTGAGTCAATTCGGTCTGACCTATGACACCCAAGACGTAACGGCTTTTGCGGATGCCATTAAAAACATCGTGCTGGGGCAACCGGGCGCACCGATTACGCTCGGCGGTCCCATCGACACCACCATCACCACGTTATTTGGAACCTCACCCATCACCGGAACCGGCACGCCTGTTTCGCTTGATTTGCAAATGGGAATCAGGCATGCCTTTGAAGCTGGGGAACCGCAGTTCGGTATCACTTCCAGTGCATCGGTTGGCTATGTGGTCTTTGCCTTCACAGTTGACCCCGTTGCGAACACCTGGAGCGCATCGTTAGACGTGGTTGGTGCAACAGCGCCCGCATTTGGGACTGCATCAGAGTATGAAGCGGCTGGCAAAAAGATTGCATTTGAACTCATCACCATGAAAGCCGCATCCGATGGCTGGCAAGATGGCGAGTTTGAAAACCTTTTGTCGTTGGGTGAGCAGTGGGGTATCTATGACGCATCGGTTGTAACTACTGCTCAGAATATGATGACACAAACCGACAGCATGGCGAAGTCACTTAAGCAGCCGATGGACAAACTCACGACCATGATTGAGAAGGTAAAGAACCTTGAAAAATTAAGTGGTTTAATCATGGATTTTTATGTGAACATCCATACAACAGGCAGTGTTCCGTCATTTGGTGATGTGGGTTTGGGCGGGGATGCGCCAGTGGTTTATGCGCCTGATGATGGGGCTACCGGCGGCGGCATAGTAGGAGCCAACTGGCACGGCGGACCTGTGGGCAAGGGTATCAAATCGCTGGCTGGCGGCGGCATGGGCGGCGCGTGGTCGCTGGTCGGTGACAGACCCGGCGGCGGGTTCGTGCCTGGGGTGTCTGAACTCATGTTCGGTAATGCGCACGTGTTCGATTCCAAAACATCCGAGAAGATGCTGAAGTCCGGTCTATTTGGCAAAGTCAGATCGCTGGCTTTTGGCAGTGATGACGGTGGATACACAACAAGCCCAATAGACACACCGGGCTACACCCCGCCCTCAAGCGGCGGCGGAGGTGGAGGCGGTAAAGCCAACTCACCCAGCGATGGGAGCGTGGCGTTCAACGAGATAGTACAACAGTTTGAATCCGACCAACAAGCCATGCAGAACGAAGTTAGGCATCTGTGTTATTGTGTTCCGCTTGCGCCGCTAATGCTTTGGCGTGACGCTCGCGGGCTATTTTTTCCAAATCCAGCAACAGTTGTTCCTTGACTACCTTATGCCCTGCGGGTTCGCCGGTTCCCTGAAATTCAGAGATTGAATCCCATCCGATAAAATCAGCACTGGACGCCGCAATGTCGCCCGCAATGTGACCAGCGATGCACGAACGGTCTACGAACGCTTCATATCCGACCTGCCGCGCATATTCGTAAAAACGCCGATCTTCACCGCCGCCAGTTGCCTCGTTGTCACAGACAAACCAGTAGCCGTCATGCTGATTCGGGATCTTCTCTCGAATGTCGAGAAATACCTGTCTGTGTATCAAGGTGCAGGCAGTCGCGGCAAAGCCTATGGGAATCAGCGCGTCATCTGGCTTGGGGTCCATTACGAACGGTCCAAAGCGGATATATTCTTTGTGTTGATAGAACCAGGCGCGGGTGTCGTTGACTCGCATGGCGTATTCATTCTGTCTTTCTTCGTCAAACGTCCGCCAGATTTGCGGCATGACCGGGTTGTGTCGCATGAATACAAGCGCGGATACGATTGGCTTATTCCATGACAGCAGGCGGTTCAATGTTTCAGGAACAAACGAAACGTCATGGTGAGTTGAGAATAGCCATTCGGCGTCGGTGTCAAGAAACTCCCGTACTACGTCATTCCACACAATGCGCACAGAACCGGCAAGGGATTGCTTGAATGTCTTTTTGGCTCCCTCGGGCAGTTCCATGTTTATCCAAGATTTGATACATGACCAAGGCGGACGCTCGCCCGATGAAGGAACCCAGTGATAAATGTGCAATGTAAAAACGCTTTCCGCCCCGGCGGGTTTATTCCCGCCGGGGCTTTTTTGATTTAGACGGTCACAATCTGATTCGCGCTCGATGTGGGCGGGTTGCTGATGCCGTTATACAGTTCCACAACTGCGGAGTGGTAAATGTTGGAGTTTGCGAGGCTGCCGGAAATCTGCATCCACACATTGTCAGGGTCAGTCGGCAAATCAATCACCGCTGTAACCGCACCCGCAGACAGAATGCCTGAGGTGATAGCACCAAGTACAGCTGAGGCGACCGATGAATAGGTCGCGCCGCTGGTGTTGGCTTTCCAGACCTTGAGTTGATCTGCGGACAACGCGCCGATGCCAGCCGTACCGCCCAAAGTAAAGATAAAGCGGGCGCGGCTGTAGCCGGTTGTGTTGACCTTCGTTGCCGTGATCGTTGTTGATGCAACACTGGCGGCGATTGCGACTTTTACGTCGGCTTGTTCATGAAGTTTTGTCATGTCATCACCTCTTAGCTGGCTTTGTTGGTCAGATAGTAGAAGGCTTCGGACTGCAAGACACCGCTGCCACGGAAAATGCTGGCAAAGATGTCAATTTGTCCGGTCGCCATCGACAGGTAGGGGTTACGCTGAACAATCATGCCGGGTTTTTCCACCACTGCAAAATGGTTGAAGTTACCGAACAATACGCACTTTGCGCTGGCTGTGGTGTAAGGCTCAAGGTCGTCGTTGACAACTGCCTTGTAGCCGAAGAAATCGCCATCCTGCGGAGTGGGGACGTAAGCAAACGGAACAACCGAAGTTCCACCGCTGCCTTTCAAATACCACTTGGTGACATTCGCCATCAGCATGGCGGTTTCACTCGGTACGTTGTACCCGCCGCCAAGATAGCCGATAAGCGCGGCAAGTTCCGAGGGCAGAATCACATCGGTCGTCGCTGTGGTGTTTGCCACGGTTGCGCCGGTCACAATACCTTCGGGCTGCGAAGTGCCGGTGCCAGTCGTGAAGATGGTGTTTTCAGTTCCAGCAACGGAGCGACCAAGAGCCTCAGAAAACCACTGTTCCCAATTCGTGCCGTTGTACATTAGGAACTCTTCTGAAATCTGCGTGCGCTTGGTGTACTTGTAAAGAATCAAGTCCTTTTGTGACACCGTGCCTTCGTTCTGGTTGTAGCTGCCAGCTTCCGAAGTCAAAACGAAATCGGTGACGCTGGTGTCCTCACGCGGGACCAAAAGGTGATCGGCGGGGGTCTCAAGGAACATGCAGGGAACCTGTCGCACCCATGACATAATATTGCGCTTGGCGATGATGCGGTTGTACAGGGGATCGGGGACAAGGAATCCACCCGACGCGCCGGTGGTCACATTCCAGGCGGCTTTGCCACTCTGGATTTTCTCGAATGAAGAATCGGGGGTAATCAACGCGCCGTTCTTTTCACCGGTAAAGAGCCAGTGTTTGAATCCGGGGATGGCGTCTTTCTCTTCACTGAATCCAAGTTCAGTTTTGGTGTTGAAGGCAGGGGCTTTGACATTCTTCAAATCTTCAACTGCCTTTTTATAGCCAGCGTCCTCCGCGGCTTTCAATTCCGCCGCTTTCTGCGCTTCAGCCTGTTGTTTTGCGTCGCGTTCGGCAAACGCGTCGTTTACCGCTTTGAGCGCAATCGCTGCGACATCCACGGTTTTTTCGTTTTCGTTCATGATGTTTTTCTCCAAGTTAGGGGTTGGTTGGTTTGGTTGTTCCTCCTCAACGGGCAACGCCGTATCATTGGAAGTAAAAAACGATTTGAGTTCTGGCATAAATTCAGCCAGTGCTTTTACTGCCGCAAGCGTGTTTTGATCCAACATGCGCGGCTCCATCGGGGTAACGGTTAGGGTGTCACGGTGCAATCCCCAATGCGTCAACTCCCCGTTATCTGATTTTTGTATCGCGTCGGGTACTGCTTCGCTTGAGTTGCCAATCAATCCCGCCTTAATAAGCGGCTCAAGCATCTTGACGTATTTATTGCGCCGATAAAGGACGCGCTTTACGAATACGCCTTCATCGTCAACGCTCTTGGTTTTCCAATCCACGTATCCAAGAATGTTGTGCTTGGTATTGCCCACGCCGTCGGGATCGCGTCCGTGTTCAAAGTCCACATATAGCCGCCCGGTCTTGGTGTAATCGCTTTCCAGGTCAGTGGCTTTGGTAAAAAATTCCCCCAATGAACCATCCGCGTTTTTCCCGATTGCGTAGCCGGTCAGGTCGCGCCCGCCAAACAGAATGATGTGATTACCCACCACTAATTCATCGTCTGTTTCAGATAACGCCTTGAGTGGGTTGGCTTTCGCGGGCGCACAAGCCGCACCTTGACGAACGGCAATATCATGTAAATCCTGCATGTCTTTCATGTCGCGCGATGAATGACGCGCTCCGGCTTTCTCGTTATTAGGTTGTTCTGTTTCGTCAAGTTCGTCCATCGCAATCCTTTTGCGGGGTTAACGCAAAACGCGCTGGTAGCTTTTCCGCCTATTTCAGGCAGAGCTACCAGCGCAACGGCTAAGGTTATTTAGTTGGGTAAAACAAAAAACGCCAGTCAATAAATCCCATCTAGGGATAAATCAACTGGCGCAACGGCACAAAGTTATTTGGTTGTTGGGCGGTATTATACCGTATCTTCCTTTTCGTGACAAGTGTGACACAGCCACACTACATCATAAGCATGGTCTTTGTCGTAGCCCTTCCAATGATGTGCTTCCAATCTCTTATCGCGCTTACCGCAATGTGTACAGGCGTTTGGTTTTATAATCTTGCCTGATTTTACAGCATGATTAAGAAGTCC